TAGCTGTGGCTAGGTTGCACTTGGAGACGCACGGATCTGTGAAGCCAAGTTCAGTAGCAGCGGCGGTGCAAAAACCTCTGCGAGATTTCACAACAGGAAATAACGCTCAACCAGTAGCCGGAGTTCTCCGGGTGTTGGCAAAGGCGGGCCTTATTGACGAGGCTGAAGTGCGACGGGTACACGCTGTCGCGAAAAGAGGCTGGTAAATGAAAGAACTGATCGCGTATACGTCCTTCGCCGATGACGGCACAGTGCGCATCGCGCTGCATCCTATGGACATCTCGCCACCTTTCGGCGTCGCCGCGTGCAACCAACGATGGTCGTTCCGTGTCATCGATACTAGCGGCAACTATGACTGTCGTTGGCACACCTCGTGTCGTGGGAAGGACTACGGGGCAACCGGCGAGGGAGACCGCTACGTTTTTAAGTTTGAAGAAAACGCTTTCCGTTGGCTGTTTGCAGGAGAAGAACAATGAAAAAAGAAACTATTGTGGACGCAAAGAATCTGGCGATTGATACGCACGAGGTTGCAAGCAAGGTGATCGACGGGATCAACGAGTTTGTGCAAGAGCACTACACGGAGTCAGGACAGCAAGGCATGCTTCTTGTATCTCTCGGGGCGCTGTTCATGGGCTTGGGCGATGACTGCATGCAAGACTCGGAATATGACACGATGGAGCGCAACCGAGTATGTGCGGCAGCGGCGCAGATCGTACGAGATACCGCGTACGGCGAAGAAGCGTCAGAGGTGGTGTGATGAAAACGAAATGGAAGATGAAATGGGAATGGGTGCTGCTGGCAACAGAGAGTCTGGGGGCGGCGACGATATACACGCACTCGGCCAGCGTTGGAAACGGTACTGTGATTCGCGTTGTAACGAACTGCGGTCCTCGCTCCACAAGCACGCTGACCTTTGTCCCTGACGTGACCTTGTCGGAAATCGTCTACGAGCAAAAAGGAGAGGCATAATGGGAGGTCGACATTCAAGGACAAAGGGCCGCGCGTGGGAACAGAAGGTGGCACGGCTCCTGAGAGCCGCGACACCGGGAGCAGAGAAAGAAATCCGTCGTCTGCCACAGTATCAGCGTGGCGATGTAGACCCTGACGTCACGCATCCTGTGCTGTGGGTTGAGTGCAAGTGCTGGAAGGCGGGCAGTATTCGGACGGCGTTGCGGCAGGCCGAGGAGCATGTGCCTGCGGGAAAGATGGCAGTGGCAATCTGCAAGTGGGACCGTGAGGAGCCCGAGGTACTTATCAAGCTGTCGGACTTTTTGGAAATCTACGAACAGTCCTGGCGCTGGGCGATCCAATGACCTATCAAGAAGCGAAAGAATCGATGAGACGCATGGCCGAAGGGCTCCTGGGCGTAGCCAAACACAGGCGTCGACGAGTAATAGAGATGAACGAGGACGGGTATGGCGTGAGGGCAATATCCGAAAGACTAGGGATGAACGAAGATTGGGTACTCAACATCCTCTTCGGTGACGAGGTCACCGCGCGAGGACGGAGGAAAAAATGAGCGATGAATACGAAGAGGAAAAAAAGATGTTTGACGGGTTGTCGCGCCTAGAGGCGGCCCTGCAAGATCTAAGGATGATGGATGTGAGTATCGTGAGCGTTGGTATGAGCGACCAACTAAGACACGCGCTGGCGGCTCGTCAAAGCAAAGACACAGGGCATATCGTGCAGGTGCAGATGGCGAAAGAGGGCGAAATCCCGAACGAATACTATCAGGGATATCGGTTGATAGATGGCGGTTCTCACAAGTACGAGAACAATGAATATGTGCAGACATCACACTGGACGATTCGAATAGAGGATGACTAGCGCCGTAACGGCGCGTAACAAAGGCGGCGGGAGCCGCGAAAGGATGAGAGAATGCGCGGATATAATAAAGTGATCATCATGGGCAATCTAGGCAAAGACCCGGAGACACGCATCGCAGCGTCGGGGAAAGCCGTGGCGAAGTTTCCTGTGGCAGTGAATGGGCGCAAGGGTGGAGAGGATACCGTGGAATGGTTCAACTGCGTCTGTTTCGACAAGACGGCCGAGCTTGCACAGGAGTATTTGAAGAAGGGCAGCGGCGCTCTCGTCGAGGGTGAGCTGCAAACAAGCAAGTATGAGAAGGACGGTGAGGAGAAGCGATATACCGAGCTTGTTGCTCGGAATATCACTTTCGTTGGAGCCAAAGCTGACGAAGCAAAGGCTCCCTTCTAATGGCGAACCTCGGCGCTCTCGTTGATGCACTGCAAGCCGGTCGTGAGTCGGCCAGCGACAGAAGGTTGCGCGAACTGAAAAGCGGTTTTGGCGTACCAGCAAATCGAGAGGCCGAGGTGAATGCCGTGGCGTGTGCTGTGGCTGAGGGGGTCGACGCTATCAATGAAGCTGATGGCGTCGGCCTTCGTGCCGAGCACTTCGTTGACCCTATGCTGGCGCAGGCGTGGGCGGAGTTGCAGGACATGCGCACGACGGGAGAGGCGGTGCACATCATCCCTCTTCTCTCGCGGCTGAAGGACAGGCAGCCCTTTGACGGCGAGTTCGAAGAGAGACGCTTCCAGGAAGAGCTGGATCGGGACGTGTCGGTGGCAGCGCAGCCGGTGTTTGCTCGGGAGATCAGAGATGCGTGGGAGCGAAGAGAACTTGCGGAGGTTCTAGCCATAGCTCTGCGCACGACATGGCAAGGCAAGGGTCTTCCACACATTCATGAGGATTTGGCAGACGGTCTGCGCGCCATCGAGAGGCAGCGGTCAGAGGATATGCAGGAAGCACGGTCTGTGTTTGCCGCAGCATCGGCCACGCTCGGTGAGACTGGAGCGATCGTGCCTTCGGGCTTCGCGGCTGTAGATCAAAAGCTCGACGGTGGCTTTCGAGGCGGCGACCTTGTCATCGTTGCGGCACGACCGTCGATGGGCAAATCCGCACTTATCACAGGCGTGGCCAACAACATGACGAAGCAAGGCTATGGCTGCACCGTCTTCAGCCTGGAGATGAAGGCGCAACAGCTTGCGAATCGCATGATAGCCGAACGCGCATGGATACCTCTCGGCGCTATTCGCACGGGCAACCTCTCGGGCCAACAGCACGTTGACTTTGCCGGGGCTGCGGGCGAGCTATCGGAGAGACCGTTGACGATCTGCGACATGCCTGGGCTGACGTTCGCCGACATCGCACAGCGAGCACGGGCACAAGTGGAACGATACGGGCACCGCTGCATCATCGTCGACTACCTTCAAATCATGGGCGGCCTCGACGCTGCGAATATGAACTATGCTGTAGGCGCTATCACGAAGGGGTTCAAGAACCTGGCAAAGGAACTCAACGTGCCAATCATTCTGCTGAGCCAGCTCTCGAGGGCGGTCGAGCTACGCAAGCCACCGATCCCCATCATGAGCGACCTTCGCGACTCGGGCTCCATCGAGCAAGACGCGGACATCATCGCCATGCTCTACAGGCCAGAGTATTACCTGCGCGAGGGGTGCCCTGAAGATGAGAAAGACCTCGTAAATATCATATTCGTCAAGCAGAGAGACGGTGCAACCGGCACCGTCGACATGCGGTTTCACGCACCGACTGCGAGCTTTCATGCCCGCGACGTGTTCTAGAAGGAGAGTTATGAGAAGCCGTAGTGCCGAGCGTACCATTGAAAAGATGTGGCAAATACTTCCCGAGCAAGTGCGGAGGGACATTGCGCGTCGGTGTGGCTGGTTTTGGTTGCCTTGCCCGATATGTGAAAAGCATTTCTCTGGTGCCGAGTGGCTGCCTGACGCCGTTTTGCGCGGCGATGAGGACGAAAAGGGGAAATGTGTGTGTCCTGGCTGCCGAGGGGAGGCTATAAAGCGCAACGCGTCGCGTGATGAGATTAAACCCGCTAATCACCTCACTTTTTGGGGGATTACGAAGGAGAGTGAGAAATGAGAGATGCACAGGGGAAGTGGATAGAAACGGCCATGCGCCCGGTCCAGGGCGGCAAGATGCACAGTAGCGTGAGCACGGCAAGTGCGGAGGAGATTGCGAAATGCCGGGCGATGGCGCCGGAGGATGAGTGGTGGGATAGCGACGCATCGAAGGGCGGGGGTATTACGGCTAAGCACCTCAACAAGCTGTTGCCTCGCGTGGGATCTGTGTTTGGTATACCGACATACGTAGCGCCCGATGACGGAGACTGCTTCTTATCGGTCAAACTCAAGGAACCGCTCACGGTGGTGAATATAAGGGCTGGCGGTCTCGCAACGTCAACGGCGGTAGCGGACGTGGGGGAACCTGCACCACCGACACCAGAAGAGAAGGCGGAGGCGTGGGCCAAGGTTGAGGCAGAGCGAGACGAAGCCCCAGCAGTGCCGGAGAGGTACCGCTACCTTGGATGGGATCCTGACGATGGCGGAATGGAAGAGGACAGCGTTGGCCATGTATTCACACGCTCGGACTACCGGACGGCAAACGGCGGCGCCTATATGAAACACCCAAACTTTGAGGACCACATCCTAGAAACGCGTTGCTGTTGGGAGCGCGTACTCCCCGGCGAGGACGAGAGGCCGTGGGTGAAGCCGGGGCAAATATGGGGGTGTTCCGGGGAGTACTCCAACGTCATCGACACACGCGAGGAGGTATTGCTAGTTGAGAATTCGCGCGCACATCTCACAGATAATTGGGAATTGAAACTGCGCGACCGGGTTCCGCTCAACCAAGGCTGGGAATACGTAGGAGAGGCGAAATGATCACACTGACAAAAGACCAGGCGCGCACCATGCGCCAAGTGTTGCAAACGGGCAGCGATGGCGCAGGCGGAAAAGAGTCTGATGGGGTCTTGCACTCTCTGTGTGAGCAACTCAGCGCGCGGAGGTTTGGGTATACGCCTGGGCCGTGGCGGCGTCAGGGTTTGGAGGTCTGGACCTGTGACGGCATCCTAATCGCCGGTTGCAGTCGCTCGCGCACCATCAGAAAATACGAGATGCACGCCAACGCCAATTTGTTATCCCAGGCCCCCGCGTTTCTTGAGTGGGCGGAGACGTGGTTACACGCGCCGTCGGATGATAACGGGCACATTGAAGACCTCTGTACTATCGTCAAGAAAGCATGGGGTGAATAGTACCCAGATTATACCCAAGTCGTGTAGATTCTATCCACAAACAAAGGAAACAAATGAACATTGACGATCTAACTCTAGGACAAATCAAGCAATTGCAATCACTGCTCGGCGGCGCGTCAGCCCCGGCGATTGAGGAGGGCCGCGTGGTGCTCGTCATTGACCGTGGCTGGATATTCGCAGGAGACCAAAGCTTGACAAGTGATGGCTTTGTGCGGCTGGATAACGCCATACACGTTTTGCGCTGGGAGAAGATAGGGTTTGCCGGGATGATTGACGATCCGGGCAGCGACAAAGTGACGCTGAAGAAAATGAGTGAGCCTGTCGAGGTGCCGTCGGGGTCGATCATTCACCGCGTACCTGTTGATAACGACTGGGGTGTGTAGTGAGGGCGGTCGGCAATGGCAATGGCAATGGCGAAGGCTATGGTTATGGCGATGGCTATGGTGATGGCTATGGCGATGGTGATGGCTATGGCTATGGCAATGGCTATGGCAACGGCTACGGCAATGGCAACGGCAACGGCTATGGCAATGGCTGTGGCAATGGCGATGGTGATGGCAATGGCTGTGGCAATGGTGATGGCTATGGCGATGGCAATGGCTATGGCTATGGCCGTGGCGATGGCTATGGCGATGGCATTGCCACAGTGAGCACCACCACACGGAGGCGGACATAGTGAGGGCGGTCGGCAATGGCAGCGGCTATGGCAATGGCAATGGCTATGGCTACGGCAATGGCTGTGGCGATGGTGATGGCAACGGCTATGGCAACGGCTATGGCAACGGCAACGGCCATGGCTATGGCTATGGCTATGGCAATGGCTATGGCTATGGCGAAGGCAATGGCTGTGGCTATGGCGATGGTGATGGCGATGGCAATGGCGATGGCAACGGCGATGGCGATGGCAATGGCTATGGCTATGGCGATGGCGATGGCTATGGCTATGGCATAGCCACAGTGAGCACCACCACGCGGAGGCGATCGTGATCGAGCGGAAAACCTGCGGCGCGCAAGAAGTAAAACTAGGGACGCGACAGCTATAGTTGTAGTATGTTGCAACACTTGGCCTTGATTTGTTCGCTTATATGCGTTGTTTTACCGATGGAATCATGCGCTCCACGCTATACCGAGGCCGATCATCGGCAGTGTTGCGAGTGTCTGGCGGAACACAAAGAGCTGAGCGGGTTCGGTCCTGCGTGTGTAACCTCGGCAGACGTGTGCACTGAGGCCCTCACCAAAGAGGGCCGCATTGATGACCTCGATCTCAACTGTGTTTTCGAGACGTGCTCTGAATCTTGTGGTTACCTTGAGAGGGGCGATTCCACGCGTTAACCCCGTTTCCGGCGGTTAGCAGTGGCCTTCCTACCTCTTGCCAGCGTCTCCGCGATGAGCGAACCCATAACCCAGCCGACGCCCAGCAGATAGCCCAGGCCCAGCACTACGTATGGCGAGCGCTGGAGCCAGACATCAACCAATGTGAATCTTGAGCTGCGTTATCTCACCCATGCGGTGGACTTGGGACTTGACACCGATGCGCTCAAGGTACCGAGCGATCTGTCTTGCCTCCGTTTCCGTTCGGAAGTTGGACACGTGAGTCAAGGCATCTTCGCACAGCGCCTCGTAGAGACCGTCGAAGACAAGGCCGAGGTTTCTAGGTGCTTGGTTCATACTATCCGTTCAGCCATAGGCACATAAGCGCGGCTGCTAGGGCAGCCTCTATGAGCATGGCGGCAAAGAGTCCTAGATACGCAGCAGTGATCAGGACGAAGTCTTTCACGCGTCCGTTTCAAGCAGGTTGAGAATCACACTGACGTCAGCCGTACCGGATACAGCGTCAGCCGTAAACCACACATCCGTCTTTGCGGGGAGGCACGCCCAACTGTTTGGCGATGCGGCCGGGGACCCGATACCGTGATACATTCGCACCAGGCGGCGAGACGAGAACGGCGCCGTGCCTGTGTCGGCATTCGGGCGCTGCCATAGGTGCACGTTCGCGGCTTTTGTGGAACTCACGTTGATAAAATCATCGCGTACGAAACACTGGCGGTTGGCGGGTACGGTGTAAATCGCCATGGAAGTCTGGCCGTCTCCCGCAGGTATCGAGGCGACAACGACGCCCCCTGTTGTTTCGATGGTGATTGCGGCAGTGTTGTAGGGTGTGGCATATGCCCCTGTGTCTGCCACCCATGAGCGAAACACTCGGATAAACGTCGTAGTCGTCGCAGATGAGGCCCCGGTTCCGTTTAGAGCGAGGGTTTCCTCCGTTAAAATCCACTCCTCGTTCAGGCCTTGGACAACGATCGAGTTGGCTCCAACCGCACCGTCATCGTCCTCGGCGTCGCCCCCGGCCTTGACACGGACGGCCGAAGCAGCGGTGAGGAATCCAGTATACGCACCTCCAGGGCTCCAGACCTCCGCCTCCGTGGTGTTGATGCCCTCAACGTACCCGAATTTGCTGATGTGCTTGGCAAAAGCCAGGCGACCCATAGCCACGTCAACGTCAAACTCTGAGCCAGGCCGCAAGAGCCTGGCGTTGAACCACTGTTTGAAGCTCACGAGCCGCTCGGAGGGGCACTCAGCTCGCGTCTGAGGTAGTCGTAGCCCGAGGGTGTGTCGTCAAGCAGGCGGCTGATGTCAGAACCCTGGCAGGCCATTACAGAGGCCACACCGATGAGGCAAAGCTCCCCGGCAACGATGGCAAGGGCGAGGATGGGCAGTACAAGCATCATGATTTCTTCTTCTTCGGGGCCGGTTCAGCCACAGGCACCTTCTCGGCACCTTCAAGGAGTTCTTCTAGCTCTGTAAGACGTTCATCAAAGGCTGCCAAGTGCCTTGCGAGAGCTTCTAGCGATTCGTGTGCGTCGACAAGAGAACCTTCTCCGTTGCGCCCCCAAATCATGTCTACGATGTGGTGCGCAGTGCGCTCCAGCATCCCAGCAGCGAGCATTGTGAGCAGCACCCAAACGACGTCGGCCAAATCAATATCCATGCGTGCATCTTGACTCATCCAGCCATAGCACTACTCCCGTTCGCTGTTCCTGAATCCCGAATAAAATAAAGCTGTACACTTGGCACGATCCGTGCTACTTATTTAGTTGATACGTACCCAGACAAAGAGCGATTGTCTGCATCGTACTCATGCAGGGACCATAACTACTATTCAACAGCGAGCAGCGACCCCAAAGGGAGTCGTGAGCGTCGCAAGTGGCTCTCGGAATGACATTGTTTGGACCGGTAACTCAGCCCGGCAGAGTATGCGTCTGATATGCGTAAAGTCGGAGGTTCGAATCCTTCACGGTCCACCAAATGATCAGGCTAACAGCCACAGCTTCGCCCGCTTATTGCGGGCTTAGCTTGTATCATTCTGTGCATTCTGTAAACATTCTGTAGATTCTGTAAACATTCTGTACATTCTGTAAACATTCTGTAGATTGAGGTGTCGTCGTCCGCCGACCGTTTTGGATGTCTCCACTTCGTTGCTAATGGTGGGCGGCGACATTTAGGCGGGTCCAGTGTTCTGGAGGTGCGTGCACCTGGGGGTTCGATTCCCTCGCCCGATCATGATCGGTGCGGTCGGGGCGAGGACTCGTAGCAGACAGCCACAGGTGTGCCATAGACTATTCCTATGGCTGGCTACTCGTACGTATTGACATCTCCATACACAGTGCCGATCCACACGAGCCGTGGAATCGTGTTCCTCTCCGAGCGAGAATATGGGATGATCGCTTGTGGCTTTGCCCAGAATGTGGGAGAAGCCGAGCAACTCTTCTACCTGAAGCTGGAGACGAAACATTGAAGACGAAACTATGGCATAGAACTTGCGACAAGATGAATGTAGACGCAGAGCGTCCACATTACACTGCTGCTGAGGTTGGCCGCATGCTGGCCACAGGCAAGGACGTGATTGAAGCCTGGGGGTATACCATGGGCTGGCACCCCGACAGATTCCCAGCCATTGAGATTCAAGAGTGCTTGGCCAAAGAGTTCCCGCAAGCAACAAGTATGCCAGAAAACGTAAGTTGCACCAGTGAAGCAGCCTGAAGTTCTCGAAACGCTGCGCGAGATAGCGACGATAGAAGATAAGATCGTCGAGCATGCGCGAAAGGTAGGATCTCTAGTCCGCAAGGTGGAGCGGGCACTGCTACCCAAGCCAGACCCTACGCTGCTTGACGGCAAGTTCCTGGCAAAGCTGCGGTTCATGCCAGAGACGGGCTGCTGGCTATGGCAAGCGGGCACGGACGAGGGCTATGGCAGATTCGAAGCCGATGGGAAAAAATGGTATGCGCATAGGTATGCGTGGGACAAGCTGCGGGGGAAGATACCCGACGGCCTTGTGCTTGACCACCTTTGTCGTGAGCGGAACTGTGTCAACCCGGACCACCTTGAAGCAGTGACGCTGGCAGAGAACAGTAGACGCGGACAAGAGGAAAAGGGTGTGAGGTTGAAGCGTTAACGAAAACGGGATTCGTTAACATACGTTAACAGAGAGAGGCGGCTTTAGGGCCGCCTTCTCTCGTTGTTGGCTGTGATTATTCGCACCAGCCTTCTGGCTTTTCACCTGCCGTTAACGCGCGCACAATCTCTTGATGTCCACGGTCCGCCTCGGCTCGTGTTTCGTAGCGCTCACAATGATGGTCACGGCCGTATTCGCCTTCGTCTGGCGACGACTTGAAGACCATCGTTTCAAACCATCGCGGAGGGCCACCAAAGCCATGGTCTGCAAAAAGATGGACGGTGCTTATCCACCAACCGTCAACGGTGTCTTCTGCAACTCTTCGTGGGTTTTCGTCGGGACATTGTTTCATTGTTCTTCTCCTTTAAGCAGCCATGCAATAGCGGCCTCGTCATTATTATCGTCGTTTGTGATACAGCGACCAGCACTCCACCTGCCTTCGCACTCACAACCGGACTCGCCGGAAACAAAGCACAATGCGCAGGCTGTGGCGTCAGTGTCGGCTCCATGGCATGAGTAGCGCCAAGAGCCTTGGGGGCGCCGAGAGCCTTGGGGGCGCGGGTATATAAACACTACACGAAAGGGCAGGCTCGGCCTGTGTGATAGCCACGGAGCTTCAAGGGGCATGGGATGCAGTGCCATGCGTAGGTAGCCGAGGTCGGTGCAGGAATAGACGATAGGTGTTTTCATGACTCTCTCCTGAGGATTCGTGTGGCGTACTTGTTCGCCTCGCATGATATCTTCGATTGATTCTCGCTTCATGAGAGCGCCTCCATTGCGTACGTCAACGCTCTCGCTTTTGACGTGTGGGTTTCGAGGTACACCGGGCCCGATTCGCCCCTCATGAGCACGAGCCAGCCTTTGGTGATGGGTGAGCGGATAATGTCGAGGACACCCTCGACGGTGACCCATGTCTTGGTGTGGGTACGGATGCTCATTAGAGGCTCCTGACGTAGGCGCCGAGGAGTGCGATGGTGACGGGTCCGAGTGCTGAGAGGCAGATTGCGATTGTCATAGCTCTTCCTGGGTTTGTTGTAAGTGCGGGGCCGTCTCCCGCTATGGCTGGTGATGGGTTGATGCGCTCAACCCACCAAAGCGCTCAGTCTAGAAGCTCGCGGCCATGAACGACTCCCGTGCGCCGATGGTTGTGCCCGAAGGTGACAAGGTCACGGCGCAACGCTCGGACGTAGGCCTTGTTTTCGCTCGCCAGAGCCGCCAGAACTTTTTTGCGAGAGATGAAGGTGTTGGACTGGATGAAGACACGCTTCCATCCTGCGTAGTTGAGACCACCTCCTTCGCTTTTGGGTAGGCGATTATACCCCTGCAAAGCACAGGCCCCGCAGTTGTCTCTGACCAAAGCCGTGGGTCTTGGTCCGTGGTCATACCGAAAGAGGTCGGTTGCGATGCGGCTTAGTTTCCTTTCTTCGCTTTCAGGCCATGGTCTCAGGGCAAGAAGCTCCTCTTGTGTATAGTCTTGTGTCTTCATGATGCTCTTCCTGGGGCAAAGCCCGCTTCCGATTGTGAGCTTCTAGTTTGCGAGGACCGTGCCAGCTTTTTTTTCGCACAGGCATTGGGAAGGGGATGGGATGCACACCATGTCCTCCTCATCCCAATGACATGAAATCCAAATGTGTGACCGTCACATGACCCATGTGTGACCGTCACATGTGACCGCACGCAAAACCATGAATCAATGCGGGTTGTTATTGGGGTTGTCCATGAGATGGACCTCCCCCCCCACTGCCTTTTATCCTCCCTGTGCATCCCGCAGTACGCTAGACGTGCCTAAACGTCGATAATGATACAGACTTAGGTAGGACGGGGGAGGGTACACCGTGGTCTCTATCGTCGATAAGGTTCAATGGTTTATGGGTAGGGAGTTCTGGGCATGTCAACGTATAAAAACAGGTGCATAGCACACACCGTCAAAGGGGACCCATGTAAGTCATGGGGCAAAAAGGACGATGATGGGAAGGTTCGATGCATCGCCCATAGCAAGAACAAGGACCAAAGGAGGGTTCAAACCGCAGGGAGAAAGCGCGGTGCGGCAATCTCCAACTATAAGCAGAGCAAAGGGAGGCTCGTTCCTACCTCTGACAGATGCAAGGACGCGGATGTGGAGCTTTCAGCGGAGCATACGCTTCTGGATCGCACCGCAGTCCCTCGTTTGCTGGATGCAGCGCTGAGGAATATGGATTCTGGGCGATGGACGCCACAGCAAGTTCAGGCTGTTGGAGCTATCGCTAGGGTTGCGTTGCAGTTTCATGATACGGAGAAAGGGTCCGATGGCGTTTCGGGCCAGCTTTACGAGCTGTTTAAACGGTTGCCGTCTCGCGTCAAGCAAGACTTGGCGACAGAAATGGAAGTGAACTGATGTGTTCAAGAGCCGATTTCGAGAAGAAGAGGATGGATCCTACATATAAGCTTGTGGGAATGATGGTGCTCAGGGACGGAAGAGCCACAGCAGAGGAGCTGTCTGAGAAGCTTGGGACCCATATCGGGAATGTTCATAGGGCGATCCGATCGCTCGCGAGGGACCCAAATATGGGGTTTGTAGCCGAAGGTACGACACAGGCTCTTTCGGTGGCTGAGGATTCGCCCTTCATCGAGGCGTATGCCATGGGCCACAGTAAAGAGCCGGATATGAAGGACAAGGCGATTGAGGAGCTGAGTCTCCTCTGCACCTCTCGGTGGGCGAAGATTAGGCATCTCGAGAAGAAAATTGCGGAACTCGATGCCGATACAGACGAACTCCAAGAACTCGTAGACGCGCGCCGGGCAGAAAACGAGAACCTAGTTTCCGAAATAGCCAAGTTTCGCGGTCTCGCAATCTCACCGAAAAAGAAGGGAAAAGCACAGATAAAAAAAGGGCCTCGGAAGATGGACCAAGAGAAAAACAAGAAAAGGATGTCCAAATGAGCCGTTTCAAGGATTATCTATCGCCAGAACGCACCGTGCGCGTTTCGCCTGTCATTCTGAAAGCCATTGAAAACGGCACGGGAAAGCCAATGAACGGTCGTGTGTTGCTTCGAGCAATCACGAACTATGATATCATTGGAGGGGAGTCGAGCCTCGTCCTTCCAGAGCAGCATGATGACCCCGGAGACGCACCGTTTCAGGAGGTAGTAGCAGTTGCGGATGACGTAGAGGGTTTGAAGCCTGGGATGCTCGTGATGCACATCTCCGCAGCTTCGGACGGAGTCGACATCAACAACCCTGAAGACAGGCTGAGTCTCGTCAAGGGCAACCACATCATCATGGCGTGGTTGAATGCTGAAGACGCTAGAAAGGGGTGGCCTGAAGCCGAAGGAGAGACATCCAGAATCGAAGAAACAGAAGAGACTGAAGAGACTGAAGAGACTGAAGAGACTGAAGCCGAAGGAGAGACATCCAGAATCGACGAGATAAAAGAGACAGAAGCGGTGTTTGAGCGCCTGAAGGAAAGGGGTGATATCGAAGAGGACCCCGGCATCGACGCCACTGAGAGGCGCGCCATCCTCGAAGACGCTAACGAAACGTATAAGCGCAACCTTATGAAGGCGGTTTCGAAATGAAAGCAGAAGACATTGTTGCGATCGTCATTCTTGGCACTACTCTCCTTTTTCTTGCAATTCGGTTCATTTTGCCCACGGTCGCCTTGGGTCTTGGGGTGTTCGCTCTCGGAAGGTATCTGTTATGAGCCGTATTTGGGCCGTCACGAAGAGGCTGGAAAAGAGCTTGTCCTGTGAAAGATGAAGATTTTGAGGTGGAAAACAAGTGCCTACGCGCGGCGCTGAGGGCGTCCGAAGAAGAGTGTGAGCGCGAACGTATTCGGTTAGCGGGCTGCGGTATCGCGGCGCTCGACGCGTCACAGGTGTGTGATATTAAGCCCGGCGACTATGCACACAGTGCATCTCTCGAGGACGTAAGGACAATGCGCCGGAAGTTGGATGTCATGAGGCCAGTGTTTGAGTGGGCGGTGCGGGTCGACAAATGTCATCCTGACGGAACCAGCCCTGGCGACATGAAGGAGTTGAGGGCCGCGCTCGCGAGGTCTGGAGGATGACTCTCCCTCGGCTTACGGCCGAGGTCGTGTCTTCGCTGGCCAAGGGCATCAAGATCACGGACAAGGTGTCGGGGGCACGGATTCCGTGGGTGCCCTCGGCAGAGCAAGAGTATGCCTGGAAGCTGGAAGAGGAGCATGATTGGCTGTATCTAGCCAAGCCTCGGCAGGTCTATATGTCGACGGCTTTCTGCTGGACTGACGTCCTTTGGGCCCTGAAGTGTGATGCTGAGGGGCACAAAGTCAAATGCGGGGGCATCATTGACACGGACGCGAAAGCCACAGCACGACAAGATCAGTGTCACGATTTTGCCAATCAGCTCGGGATAAATGTCAAGCGCAAGCGCGCCTCTGGTGGAGGCGCTGACACGCTTCGGTTTCCCGGAGGCTCAAGCATCGAGTGGTTCTCGGGAGGCGGCAACCGTGCAGGTTCGTCGTTGAGTTATCATCGGCTGCATTGGACGGAGATATCCTACATCCCGAGAGCTACGGATGCCTACGGCTCTATCATGCCGTCTCTCAGCCACGAAGGTCAGAACATCATCGAGACCACGATGGATGTGAAGGACCCGCTCTGCAAGGCTCTGTGGATCACTGACAACGAGTTCTTCAAGCACTTCTTCAAGCTGGAGGACCATGTCGAGTACAGGCGAGACCCGAACTCAATCACAGGCGAGCAGTGGACGAAGCTCCAGAAGGAAGGATTCACCGACCGAAGCGCGGCCGCTTTCTTTATGTGGGCTGTGGACTCGATCTGTGGCGGGGATATCGTCCAGGCGTTTCACCTCTTTCCGCAAATCGAAGCTCATCTCTTCATCATGTCCGAAGACGCGTTCATCCGCGCCGTTCCCAGGGTCACAAATCCCGTGGGAACCGAAGAGGTCAAGGGCGAGACAGATATGTACACCATCGAGGTGTACAAGACCCTGGAGGATACGTGTGGGCATGTAGTTATTGGGGTTGATACGGCCACAGGCAAGGACAAGGACCGTTCAGCCATAGTCGTGCTTGACAAGAAGACGCGGGAAATCTGCGCCAGCTTTGTGTCTGGCGCAGCCTGGATCGATGATCTGGTGCTCATCATCGAGCGCATCCAGAAGCTCTACACCACCGTCATTCCGCCCCCTATAAAGCTCCACAACACGCACGATACACGTCGCGTGCCTGTGGCTATTATCGAGGACAACGGCATTGGCGAGGCGACAAGGCAACAAGCCTTTCGCCGGGGACTGCATGTGCAGAAACACCATACGACGCAGCAGAATGCTATGGCTGGTTTGCTGCGCTCAAAGCGGAACGTGGAGGACGGGACCCTCTTCGGTCCTGAGGCCCTGGCTGAGGAATGCCAGGACATCGCTCGAGACAACCTCGGACGCTTCACCGGCAAAAAGGACCTTCTCATGGCCTGTGGCTTCGCTTTGCTGGCTATCGATTCGGCGCCATATACAGAGCCCGAGCGGCCCGGAGACGATCGGCTCAAGTTTGACCATCGCATTGATAGGTCGGGATCGAGCTGGCGAGACTAGGGTAGAGTAGACATCTCCCCCTGCATCATACGCTTCTGATGTGGGAGGTTGCTTTGCCAATATTCAACGACCGGCGAGATGAATACCGCGACAAGTTTGCAGGCAGGAACCAGGGCGTTATTGACGCCATGGGCCGCGCCAACAGCCGCCCCGACCCAGAAAGAGAAAAGAACGCTCGCGAGCAGTCTGAGCTTCTGAGGATGCTCGCAGGTCTGGCACCTTTGGCGGGCGGTGCTATTGGCACAGGCATCGGCGCTATCGCTGGTCTCGCGGGTGGCCCCGGAGCGCCCATCACTGTTCCTGCCGCTGCTGCGATCGGCGGTGGCATCGGGAGTGCTGTTGGTGGCATGGCCGGCGGCGGGCTCAACTACGGTGCAGATCGGAATATGGATCCGTACCAAGAGCAAAACATGGAGAAGGCGCGGCAACTCGAGGCGCTTCAGGCTTATATGGCGATGCGGCGCTAACCGATGCAGTTCGACTCCAAGAAGTTCGCGGAAGACGACCGGCGCGATATCAAAATCAAGACCGGCCGCACCCAGCGCGACGCGCTGACGGTGCTCGAGCTGCTTGACGAGATGAAGAAGAATCACGAGCCCCACGCTCGCGAGCGCTTCCCGAGCGCCATGCTCAACGAGAAGTATTTCCACGGCAAGCAGTTCGTGGACATCGTAGATGAGAAGGTCGATAACGCAATCTGGGGCGACGACAATGCCCTGCCTCGTGTGTCCTTGAACTACGTCTCGAACAACGTCCTTTCGTATGCTGCGCGCATCCTCGAGGACCGGCCTACGGTCAAAGGCTGGCCATCCGATCCCTCGCGATACGACGCGGCAGCCACAGAGATGGCGAACTCGCTGATTCAGTATTTGCATCAGAAGATTGACCTTGACGCGATGATGATGCGGGCTGCGGTCCTGGCTCAGTGCCATGGCTCCATCGCTATCAAGCCAACGTGGGACCCGGACGCGGGCCCCTTTTTGAAGGTGCCCCATATCGATGAGGAGACTGGGCTTCCTCAGGTCGATCCGCAAACAGATGAGCCTGTTATGGTCGAGAGCGAAGAGCGCGCCGGCGACCTGCGTTGGGACCTTGTAACCATATTTGGGTATCTGACGGACCCCGTTGAAGACGAGCGCGATAGCATGGGCTGTGGCTTTCGCCGCTGTGGCGGCTACCACGAAGCCAAGGACATGCTGCTCGAGGCGGGGATCAAGGAGGACCCAGCGCTTGAGAAGTTCGATACGACTTCCGGCATCCAGCTTGAAGGCGTGGAGATTTGGGAGATCTGGTATCGTCCCGGTCCACGAGTTCCGAAGGGCCTGTATGCGGTCATTGCGGGCGGGCATGTGGTTTCGGCCGAGGACTTTCCGTATCTGCATGGCGAGATCCCTCTGTGCGTCTGGAAGATTCGACCGCAGTCCGATTCTCCGCATGCAACGAGCCATCTCGATGACGCGGTGTCTCTACAGCGCGGCATCAATGAGAGCATTTCTCTTGCGCGTCAGATGCGCAGGCAGATCGGCGAGAACGTAAAGCTCCTCGCGCCCGATTACGTGGCCAACGAATGGCAGAATGCGAACCAGATCATCAAGGTCAACGATGGCGAGCATATGCGCTCCATCAAATGGCTTGGCCCTCCGCACGAGTCGATGCAGGCGCTCGTGGCCGACGTGGACAAGGACCGAGAGTTTCTCTTCGACGTCTTCGGCTTGAACGAGATGCTGACCGGTGCCGAGGCGATGAAGTCAGGTACCGCAGGCAAGGCTGTGGCCTACGTCAAGCAACTCGATTCTCAGAAGCTGGCCATGGCTGCTCGCAACATGGGCGAGTGTTTGAAAAGGGCATGGTCCCAAACTCTAAAGCTCGCGCAGCAATACGTTGCGCAAGAGCGGATGATCGAGATCGGCGGCATGGGCTCGCAGTTTTCAGCCATAGCCTTCAAAGGATCCGACATCGAAGGTGTCGATGTGATTCTGGAGCCGACCGCAGGCACCGAAAGATGGCGTGCGTCTGCCGCTCCCGGCGTCGACGAAGATGTACAGCGTGGATACACCCCTCTCGAGGCGGGCTCAGAGCTTCGCGAGACTGGGTTGAACGCTACAGGTGATGAAGCTGCTGCGCGCTTTCAGGCGCAGAAGCTTATCGAAAACGTGGTTCAAGGAGCACCCCCTCAGTTTGATGGGTCAGTTCCGGCGCCGGTCATGATTGAGGAAATCCAAACAGCTCTAGAGATTCACCCAGAAGCGCAACAGGCGCTTCAGATGCTGGATTCCTCAGTCCGTAAGTTCCAACAACAACAACAGATGCAGATGCAACAGCAGCAGCCTCAGCCTCAACCGCAGAGGGCCCCTCCAAAAGGGTCACCTCCGGCGCAGGTAAGTAGGCAACAGCCGCCTCTGCCCAAGGGAGGTTCGTTCCAATGAAAAGATCAACTTGGCTCGTCGCAATCGTGACGGCTTTTATCGTAGGTATCGGTATCACGGAGGCGGGATGGCCTCCAAAGGCTGAGGCAGTGTATGTGCCGCAAACGACGGCTTTCGAGGTGACGTGCGGTTCTACGGCTACGCATATCGATCCTGCGACGTGGAGCCGGTCTCCTCACGCGATCACTTGCGGCCTGTCAAAGGAAACTCCTGACGACAGCGCGGAGTGTGTGTGTCTCGGGGATGCGAATATCGACAATGACGATCTGTGCTTTCCGGTGGGCGGTTGCGCCAGGGCCATCGTTTCAACTATCGCGATTAACGGCTCGACTCATTGTCTTCGTGAAGATGCGAGCGACGTCGTTCTTGTTTGCCTCGCAGGGCGCGGACAGCCGTAATGAAGAGAGCGCTCGTCCTTGCGGCGGCTCTTCTCGTCGTAGGTGCTGCCTACGCGTCGGGTTTCCGCACGTCTGATCTAGGGCGCGCGATCAACGGTGGCGTTGGTGCCCTGGGCGAGCCTGCGGCAGCGGTACCGTCTATTCCAGGCTGGCCATCGACGGAGCGCGCGCTGCCGGCATTCAACGGTGAGGCCTTCCTCGCGGCCAAGTTCAAGGGAAACGACCTGGTGCTCGGCGGCGTGACCAATGACGCCACGCTTACGGCTCACGCAACTGTCTATCGCATCGCGGTGGTCGTCTATGACGTGGACGGCGTCAAGTGGAGCACCACCATCGAGGATAATCAGGAAGAGGGGATAGAGTTTCTTGGCGCGATTGCCGCAGACAGCAAGGTGTTTGTCCATGTCGGCGTAAAGATAGACACGTTATCGACAACCGCAGTTACTGCCTACGATCCCGTAGCGTCTGACGACCTTTCGGAGTCGTTCACGGCGAACCGCGCTGCCGCCTCTGTCTTGTTCGCATTTAATGCCACGACGGGCAAGCCGCTCTGGAGCAAACCAACGTGTTGGAGCACTCACACGGGCACCATCCATGGATGCGGAACCAAGACCACGTCAAAGAAAATATACTATAGCGAGTCGTCCGATACTGTGATCGTTGTTGCGGCAGCGCAGCAGATCATCGCGTCTCAGTCCTGGACCCTAGGTGAGACGTTCACGACAACCGGCACGGCCGGCGACAAATACGATCCGACATATTCGGCCGCCTTCGCCACTGCGGACGGCGCGTATGTTGCGAATAGCGGCATCTTGTTTGGCGCCGACACCACTAGCCATCAGATGTCATACTATGGCCGCACACACACCCAGCGCATTTTGGGCACGCGCCATGCGGTATCCGGGGATCCTGTCAACGGAAACGGTAACTCTCCGATGCGCTGCGGGCGTGGCCAAACGTCTCCTCTTACGTGGCAAACCCCCACGACCGCCCCTGTGCACGGTAATATCTGCGTGGGCTCATCCACCGCGCACGTCTACGCGGTGTATCGATCAATGGACGGCGGCATCGAGTCACAGCAAGGGTACCATATGCGCATGGTCGGCTCTAACGCGACCGGTGTGGGGATGATCCACGGGATTTGGAGAGATGACGCAGGAGTTTTTCCTCTTGCCCTAGGGGTCGTCACTACTGGCGGCGGCGATTTCACGCACACCCTTACAAACTCAAACGATGAGTGGGTCGCGGGGTTTACGGCCTCGGGCGCCGACTCGTGGCAACGACACAATACAACACCGAGCAACAGCGTTACCATGTTCGCGCCGGCATCGGATGGGGACTCTGTCTATTCTTTCTACCGGCCCGGTGGCGCGCTTAGCGCGTCATACAATAAAGGGGAGTCGGATCAGGCTGATTTCAGTTTTGTGGACGTGGAGTGTCTCGTCGTCGAAAGGGATTACGAAGGAAATGTTGACGTTGCTGATAACTTTATGGATCGAAGCTGGGCCATGCACGCGACATTTGACCCGGTACCGCAGAGTCAGAACGGTTACCTTTTGGGTTTTTGGGGCATGCCGAACGCGGGAAGTATGACGTTTGATCCTGGCGGCGCTACCGAGGTCACCTATACGCACACGAGCGGCCACGAACTTATAACCGTCACATTCGACGAAACAGACTGGAGCGTCAACAGCTCCGCCGTCGTGGCTGATGATTTCAACTCTGGCAGCTCCACGCTCCATTACGGGTCGTGGGGCGCCATTGCGGAGTCAGAATGAGCGAGCGCGAACCTATCAAGCTCGAGCTGAACCCTCGCACGCTGGCGTTAATCATTGCTGTGCTTGTAGGCAGTGGCGGCGTAGGCGGCGGGCTCTCTCTCGCCAGCAACCCGAAGGACGAGGTAGCTCAGCTCGTCCACAGTGTGGACAGGCTTGAGGAGCAGGTCGAGCGCGTCTACAAGTGGCAGGAGAATCAGGATGCGCGCATGAGGGCATTCTGGGAGCGCACGTGGCCCGGCGCATCTCACAAGCTGGAAGATCTTGACCGGCGCGTCCAGAAGCTGGAGAGCGTCGAGTGACGCCCGCAGAGGTAGCCAGCGGTGAGCATTCGGCCATGGTCGCAGAAGCCACAGGCAAGAACGACGGTGTACCTGCGGAGAGGTACATGCGTGGGGATGAGCTGCCTTGGTGTGCCGGGTTTGTCCTCTGGTGTTTCGAGAAGGCCGGCTTTCCTCTTCATGAGGAAACCGGCCAATACTATCAGATGCGGAAAGTGGATGCTTTCGAGCTGATTATGAAGAAGCGGAACCTGTGGTTCCCTGCTCACGATATGCGTTCAAAGCCTCCGAAGCCCAACGACATCCTGTTTCTAGATCAGCGCGGCGATAGCGATATGGGCCCCGGACGGCATATGGGTATCGTTCATTCTGTAGGCCCCACTCGTGTGCGCTCATACGACGGGAACTGGGGCAACAAGGTTTCCAGCGTAGGGCGCTGGAGAGCCGATAGAAGCATTACTGGGTACGCGAGAGTAGACATCAAGCCCCGCCTCATAACCTAGGCGACACTGGAGAAAAGCATGCTCGAAACGATTTCTGTAGCAGCAGCCAACGCGCTGCCCATGATTCTGGCCGCTCTCACGCTGGTCTTCACCGTCCTCGGTTCTTGGCTCGCCACGAAGGGCGCGGCGTTCCTAAACGCGAAGCTGAGGGCTGAGCACATCACGGCGCTCAAAGGGGCTCTCATTTTCGTCTATAACGCGACAGAGAAAATCTCCGAAGAGACGAAGACTGAGGCTGACGATAAGGCTCGGATCGCTTTGAAGCTCTTGGCTGATCAGCTCGGACGCAAACTCACGAAGACTGAGACGGCTGCGGCCAAGGCATTCTTCGCGGAGAGGGCCATCGCAAAAAAGTGATGAGTCTCAACCTGGCCGATCTCGGGTTTCGAGTCGGCCACACAGGAAACCTGCGGCGCAGGTGAAAGGAAGAAGAAAATGGCAGCAGGAAACAGTTGTAGTGGGGTGCGAAACCTCAATAGATACGATGACAAGGTTAACGGAGTAGAAACCTACTCCGAGATCGCAATCCTTTGCATCAGTGGCGCGGGCGCAATCGTAACCGGTACGGGCTCCAATGTTGTCATGGGCAACACGCAGACCACTGGCACGGATATGACCCAACAGTACGCATCGAACGTCAGTTTTGATCTGCTCACCGGTATTGCCACGATCGAGAAGGCCGGCGACTATCGGTTGTTCTACTGTGCGGCAGTGACCTCCGCCGCTGGTGAAATTGGCGGGACGTTTGAGTGGTTGCGGTCTTCGAAGACTGAATCTCCGGCTCTTGTTGGTAGCTTGACTGTCGATATCGCGACCAACGACGTTCACGGGTTCACCCATGAAACGTATGTCGAGAACCTGGCGGTTGGCGAGACGGTTACCTTGAACCACAACGCCGCATCAACGGCGCTGACTTTCAGTTCGCTGACTTTCGGCATTCAGCTTGTGAAGTCCAAGACTTTCTAAGGGGTGATTTGTGACTATTGAAGCCAAGCCAGGAGCAGTAGAGGCACCGAGTCCCGACGGATTCAAGGTGCCACTCGCCGAGGCCGCTAACTTTTTGAATGAGATCAATGTCGGTGGAGACGCCGAAGCTGTCGAGGCTCAACCAGAGCCCGAGACAGCAGATATCGAAGCTCCCGCCGATGAGGCAGAGGAGAATATCGAAGCAGCCCCAGCCGAAGAGCAAGGGGAAGAAGAACCAGAAGCCGAGGCCACAGAAGAAGAGGAAGTGAAAGCGGACTCCGAAGCTGAACCTCAACCTGAGAAGAAAAAGAAAAGCGGACACCAGAAGCTTAAGGGGCAGCGCGACGAAGCACGTCAGCAAGCTGATTCCCTGAAAGCAAAGGTCGAACACTTCACGCGTCAAGAACAAGAGTGGAAGTCTGAAACAAACATTTGGTACGAGCGCGCTCAAGCTGCGGAACAGCAGCTCGCGGACGTATCCAAGCGTTTGGAAGAAGGTGACTACGATATCGATCCACGAGAAATGCGTATCGCGCAGTTGGAGCAGCGGCTTTCCGAGCAAGAGAAAGCCCGCACCGACGAGACAGCGCGAGAGCAAGCATGGAAGGTGGAGACGCAAAAGCGACAGCTCCGAGACAAGGTTGGTGCCGATGTGCGCCAGATGTCAAGTGAGCACGGAGTTCCGGAAGCGGAGCTTGGTCGTGAATACATGGTGCGTGTAATGGCTACCGAGCCAGGCAATCCTCTGCCAACCATTGAAACGGTTGCGAAGATGCTTGTGGCTCAGCGTAGCTTCGATCAAACAAAGTCCGCCCTAGACGCTTCTCAGAAACAAAAAGAACTCAATCGAGGAGCACCGTCGACGGTCAAACCAGGGAAGAGCAGCGCCTACGTGCCTGCATCGTTTAAGGACGATCCCATCGGCCATGCATCGGCGTTCCTTGAGTCAATGGACTGAGAAGGTCCCTAGGAAAAGAAGATGTCTATCACAGTAAGCGACGTGGCGAGCCTCGTCGGGCGGTACACCAACAGTGTGTTGGTTCCGCAAACTCAGCTCGAGTCGGAGTTCGTCAGTTCGGGCGCACTCACAAAGATCACGAAGGCCGATAAGCTCGGTGTCGTGAATATCAAGTCGGGCGGCTTCGCGTCGACGGCTGCAATCGCAGATGCGGGCTCGCTGCCGGCCGGTGATGAAGTTGACATGACTCAGCTCACGTACCAGCCGAAGGCTATCTTCGCTCGCATGTACATTCCGCGCCAGGCTGCGGAACTCGCATCCTCGAAAGAGGACGGCATCGATTTGGTGTTTGAGCAGATGGAAAGCGTTGGGCGTGACCTTGGTCGCACCCTCGGCCGGCTCATCTTCGACAGCTCCATCGGTTCGCCCCATACAACGGGCATTCCGACTGCCGATAGTGACACTTCGTTCCAGGTTACAGATCCCTCGGGCTTTCGTAACGGGATGTCTGTGTCTCGCTACAACGCGGGCGGAACCTTCAAAGAGACGTTCCGTGTCAAGGATGTGGCTCTCGGATATGATGGTGCCAACAGCACCATCACTACCGTAGCTGCTGTCGCTGGTGCTACCGGCGCGTGGGCAACCACGGACGTGTTCTATCTCGGTCACGAGGGGTCGAAAGATCAGGCAATGACTTCGATGGCGGACGTCACTGCTGCTGCTTCGCTCTACGGTCAGTCTCAGGCAACCTACGATTGGCGTGGCCAGTTGAAGGCTGTTGGTGGCGCTGTTTCGAATGCGGTCATCAAGAACGTGTCGACGATGATCACTCGCAAGCGTGGGAAGAAGTTCTCTCACTTGCTGTGTAACGCTCTCAACGAGCAGCGGATCTACGAAGATCACGTCGCTGAGATTCGGTACACTTCGGGTAAGATGGATGAGTACGGCATGAAGCTCACCTTTGACGGTCGTCCGATCGTCACTGATGAGAACATTGGCGACGGCGACATCTACCTTCACCAGAAGGAAGACGTCAAGCTCCACTGCTTCCGTGAGTTCGCGGCCGATACTGATGGCGCGAAAAAGGGTGGCTATTCCAAGGCAAGCGTTCAGGTCAGTGCGGATCGTCTCGTTTGGGACTGTCAGTTCTGGGGATCGTACAACCTTCGGGTTGAGCGACGCTCCGGCACCGGTCGTATGTCTGGCATCACCGGATAAGAGGTAGGTATGCGTCGTAGAATCTCGCCCGAATCGATGAAAGAGCAGATCGAGGAGCTTGCGGTTGAATGGGACCGTGATGATCTCACTTGGTATGAAGTCGACAAGGGCGAGATTCACGTCGCCTGGAAGAAACCGATTAAGTTCGCCCTGCCAAGGGCGGGCTTTTCCATTTTGGATGAGTTGATCATTCCGTTTGGAGAGCCGACTCATGATTGGAATCTGACGAAGATCATGAATCAGCGTCTTCGCCAGCACGAAAAGAAACGATGGTTCCTACAGTTTGAGCTACGCAAAGCGAAGAAAAAGAAAGAAACTCTGGATGCTATCGAGGAAGCGCGTCTTGAGTTCAAGAAAGACTTTAAGAACCTCGGAAAGATTAGAGTATGTCTCTAACACTGGCCCAAGCTCGGACGACAGTCCAGGACCATGTTGACGATGGCGATGCCGTACGGTGGACAACGACCGACGCAGGCGATATCGACAGGGCTCTGCGGTCTGCTATCAGCTCGTGTCTGGAGAAGTACGCAAGAAAAGGTGGGCGTCGGTTCAACGAGACCGTGTCCACTACTACCAGCGCCTCCACTGGCGGCGTTGATCTCTCGAGCTACAATCCGCTCCTGTTGAATAACGTGGCGATTGTGGTGGGCACTCAGCGATACGCGCTGAGCGGTGTCCAGAACCAAGACCTTGGGGCTCCAGACCTCACGGCGAGAACGGTTGAGTTGAGTGTAATGCGCAAGCCTACACTCTCGACCACTACAACTCATCCTTTGATTGGCGATGGGGCGACGGAGCTTGGCTCCTGGGACGATTTCGATAACTGGGTATGCGCAAGGGCGGCCAAGTTCCTTTTGGTCAAGGACGGGGCCATTAACGAGGCCCTGAACGATCTTGAGCGGGAGTTGAAGGAGAGCGTCATGGAGAGCGTGGATACTCCGCGTTCCCTGCGGTTTCCTTCGAAGGCACGCTGGTACTCGGAATGGCTGCGGTGGCGTTATGACCATCGTTCGCAGTTCCTGTATGTGACCCAGAAACTGAGGTGAAACATGCGTGGCAGGTTTGGCCGTTCACGGTCTGTGCTCCCGTCTCTTGGCGGCACAAAGTATGACATCCCGGTTCACGATGAGGCGAGTCTAAGGCGAGCCGTTGCTAGCGTGATTGCGCGCCCGCGTCCTGCGCGGATCCTTATCACCCAGGATATTCTCATCACCTCCACCATCAGCGTCGATACTTCCAGTCCTTTGATTCTAGAGGCACAGGGTTTCGCCAGGCTGCGAGTCGCGGCCAGCATAACCCCGCTGTTTTCTATCGGCTCGTCTACAAACAGGGAGCAGTTGACGTTTCGCAACATTAAGGCCGAGGCACAGGATGGCACCTATATCGCCCTATTTCTTCAGTACGCCGGAAACTACAGTGAGGTGACCCTCGACGAGTGCAGGCTTCTTGCAGACCAGGTCATTGATGGGAACAGCAAAGACACGGGTGTTCTGAGGGTGACGAACACTACGAGTGTAACAACGTCACCAGGAACAGCTATCAGTGCCGGCGGTCTTCTCGGTGTCGTAGTTAGCGGCTGCCTGCTTTATGGCGACGTAAACATCGTCACAGGTCTCTACGCTCGAATAACACAAAACCTTATCGCCGGCAGCGTGGACACGTCTGGCGGCTCGAGCGGTGTCATCGTGGCGAATATCATTACCGGTGGAGTGCCTACAGTGGATGCCACTGATCTCTATATTGTGGATGCCACAGGCGGGACAACGGAGCCGTTGAACGTATGAGTGACGTACCCGTAAAGATGCTGAGCAAGAGAAACTGCTGGATGCTTTCCGGCGGTGACCTTGCCGTGCGCCCAGGCTTGAGGCTGCTCAAGGCTGCGGAAACCAACCGAGAGATCGTTGGTTGCTTTACTGTGGACAACGTCAATACGCAGGAGGTGTGGCACTACATCGTGGATGTCTCCAACAGCGACGACACCGACGTCAACGTCAACATCTACGATGATGCTTTCGTGCAGGTGCAGTCTCTGAGCGTGACCTCTGAGCGCAGGCCTCGTGCGGTCTCTCACGCGATGGTGCTGGAGCAGATCATCATCTCCAGCCCCGACTTTCCGACGCTTTGGGGCGTCGTCGGCGGGGGCATCAAAGAGGCTGTGAAGGTCGCGTCCGACAGCGGCAACACGCACATCGATATCCCTCGAGGCCTGTGCATGGCCTGGGGTCAAGACCGTGTTGTGATTTGTAGCGGGGCTACAGTCTATGTTTCGGACGCGGTCACTTCAACGGGCGGCAGCCCTCGCACGTTCATCGGCGCCAACGCGGTGCCTCGTCCCGGTAACATCTACGGACTGCACCAAGACGGCTCGGGCAACCTTGTGACGTGCAGCACCTCGGGAGTGTGGGCGTGGCCTTGGGACGCGGCAGCTACAACCATCGTTCAAGGCGGCTGGCAGAAGATGTCGGAATATCCGACCCACGACTTTCGGCGGACGGCGGTCGCGCACGGGCGCGTGTACGGGCTCACGCGGCGCGGGTACCGAGTCATTGACCGCGAAGGCACGGAGGAGAACAACATCTCTGAGCCACGAATCTCCTCGGGCACCGCGAATGCAATCGAGACTGCGGACTATCGCACGTATGCGCGGATGCACGACGGAGAGCACGGACCCATTATCAACCTGACCACGGACTCCGCCTTTCTGATGGCAGACCTCTCTGCCGGCTTTGGCTCGTGGTGGACAATGACCCACGCCGGCGAAGAGGCCCATATCCAGGGCACCCTGCGCACCACCGAAGGCGATGAGCTTCTCGTGACGCAGGACGGTGTCTATGCCTATGGCGGAAACTTCGACGGCACGCAGACGACGGCAGGCGGCACTCAGCCTTCAGCCATCATGCTCGGCTCCTTCAAGCTGTCTCCCGAATCCTCCAACGTCATTCGGCGGGTGCATTTCGGGGTTGACGGAACGACAGCCAAGATAGCGGTGAACGGGGTCGTGAGCACCAAGACGCCGACCCAAGTTGGCGTCGTCTTGGGTACGAGCACATGGAACGGTGCCACCCTCTTTCGTACCGCACCTATTCAATCCGCATCCGCTGACTTCGCGGTGAGAACCGACGAGGCACAGGTGGAGGTGGGCGCGCTCAATCCCTTGACGCGCATGTCCGTCGACGTGTCCATTGTCCTCGGCGGCCAGAGTCGGAAGAGGCGAGCATGACCATTTCCTCAGGGCAGACTATTACTGCCGCCAACCTTGACGCTGCGTGTGAATCGAATATCACGGCCCTCACCACGGCTGCGCAGGCTCGCGCCAAGGATTTTCAGATCGGCCTGGAAGTCGAGGCTCTCGCGACCACGGGCATCATCGAGGCCCTGCGTAGTGTTGAGTTTGTTCCGGAAGACGACATGGAGCTGCGTACGGTTGCCGCGCAGGTTCGCACTAGCGACACTACGCCGTCGACGACAACCGTCACTCTTGAGATCGTGACTGATGACGCCGGCACCGCCGACGATGAATACATGCTAGAGGAGACCGTAACCGCATCGGTTACACACTCAGCAGCGGGAACCCATGATGCGCGGACTTCCTATGAGTTGGCCACAGGCACAAAGATATTCCTTCTCAAGGGCATCCGTTACAGACTCATTGTGTCGACGAGTGCCGGAACGCATACGAAGGTTCAGTTCTGGTTGACGGCTCGCGTTAAGACGCGTCCTCGCACGGGTCTGCCATGGAAGGCATGGGACTTCAGGACCGCAGCAACGCTCTCTCCCCATGAGCTGAATACCGCGCTCGAGAAGTTGAAGGGTGACCTCGACCGAGACATCGATTCACGGTGGACATACTCACATTATGTCGTGCCCTTTCGGCAGTACATAGACGAAACTGATAACGATGAAATAGGGACGGTGCGCATCGAGAGCCCCTACCCTTACGACATCGTAGGTGTAGACGCTTACCTGTGCAGCGCGACGGCACCCTGGACTGTGTCTATGTCTTCTGTGACGTCAGAGACCAACACTTTTACGGCAACAGCGACAGCGACGCCTCATTGCGGCAGAACTCAAAACAGAACCATTCTCGCCGTTCCGCACAGTGAGGAGATGGTTTATACCGTCACAGCAGGAACAGCGGCAACTCTTCTTGGCGGGTATCTCGTGGTTTATATTCGCCACGATAGGCATCTCGGCTCCAATGGCGTAAAACCATCGTGGACTCCGACAACGTACAAAGATGGTGTGACCCCGGACGCGACAGCCGTAGCTGCGGATTTCGCGGCGTATGTGACGGCTGCGGATTTGTCGGATACGACAAACGATAAGCAGTTGCGCATTGAAGTTATCGACCGAAGAAACTGGCTGAATGCCAACTTCGGGTCTGCCTATTATCAATACAGTGCGATTGCAGCTAGCGGAAAGCGGCTGGACAGCCTCTATGCTTTTCTTTATTCGGATACCGTGGGCACGGTTGTTGACTTTGTTCTCGACAACGAGGCCGGGACTCCCCTCAAGAGTGTTGAGCTGACTACGTCTGACGCGGACATCAAGGTGAGTGGCGCGAAAACCGTCAACCAGACACAAGACTATGATGACCCTGACAACTCGGCCAGGGATTGGACCGTTCAGTTTAATCCGACCACAGGCGGCAGCGACAACATCTTGAAGGCTTACGTAGTCTTGATTTGGACATAAGGAGAAACGATGCCATACACAAAACGATCATTTTCCCAGGCACCGAGAACTCCCGCGAGTCCTCAACGCCCTCGACAGTTCGGTGCATACGGTGGAGCACCGTCTCCCGAGCCTATGGCTCTCAATCCTGCGCAGCCTCCGCAAGCGGGGGCAGGACAGCTTCCACCACAGCAGCAGATGCCTCCACAGCAGCCTCCGCCGAATCCATACACACAGCACCAGGATGACGGACAAGTTGTGCAGCCGCAAGGCGTGCAGGCGACGGTGATGCAGGACGTGACAGGCCCGCCTCAAATGAACGACGCTGCTCGCAGCCATGTTGACGCTATTCGCGACGGTCGAGGCCCTCCGCAGATGAACGACGCTGCTCGCAGCTATATTGACGCCATTCGTGACGAGCGCGCTGGCGGTGGCGGTGGCGATGTCGGTGGTGGCGAGACTGGTGACTTTCAGACGGAGCTAGAAAAAAGAATCACGGAAATGCTCGGCGGTCCGCGAGACACCGAAGAGGAGAAGGCTCTTCTGCGTGAGATCATGGAGGAGCAATACAATCAGCAGCTCGGAAACCAGCGCGCTCGTATGGGGCGCCTCGGCATGGGTGCCTCGGGCGCCATGGGTGCCGTCGAAGGCGACATGCGTCGAAGGATGGGCCAGAGTATAGCCAAGGGCGGTTTCGATCTTGATGCGGGCGCTCGCGGCGAGGAGCTTGATCGCGTGCGCGTTGCTGGCGGTCTTGGTTTGCAGGGCATGACGGAGAATCGTTTGCAGGGCGCTCAGGATTGGCACGAGGGGCGAACAGATTCGAATGACAAGCTTTGGAATGCATTTCTAGAGAGCCAGATCCCCGGCAGCGGCGATGGTTCTGATCCGGGAGATCCCGCTGATGACGGCGGTATCGACCTTGGTCGGTATGACCATGATAAGGGCATCTGGGATTATAACGTGAGCGGAGATTCTCTTCATGACATCGAAGATGGGTTTAACGAGGTGATGATAGATCCTTGGGTTGGAAACGAGCAGGCCGCCAGAAATAGGGCCGAGAGAGAGCGTAGGTATAAGAAGAAATGACCGATCCAAGAGTTCTTTTGGCACTAGAAGATCTGCGGCGCCGTAGAGCGCAGCAGTTCCAACAGCAATCGCAGCAAGGCATGGGGCAGATCTCCGGTCTGCTCATGAACCTTTCTCAACTACAGGAGAAACGCGCTCAGCAAGAGAAAGAGAACGTGTGGAAAGAGCAAGCAGAGGCCAGAGCAGAGGCTCAGCAGCAGCGAGCTATTGCCGAAGCATCTCGTGCCGGCGAGAGGCATGACCGGGCCGGGGACAGGTATGAGCTTGAGCAGGCCATGAAACAGCGCTCGCGCATGACCCCGAACGTCGGCCCGAATGCGGCGCCGGAGGTTGGGCCTCCGACGCGCGAGCAGTTTGCAGGGGTTGAGGCCGAGCATGATTCGAGGGAGGCCTACGGACCACGAGCCACAGCTATGGCTAAACGCCAGGCAACGCTGGACCTTGCAGAGCTGAAACGCGCCCGAGCAGCGGAAACTGTTACGGCGAAGCAGAAAGCAGACAAGCACAAGTCAGACCTCGCCAGCGCTGCACGTCGACGAGCGGAGTCGCGGGCGAGGCAGAAGAGAGCGAAAGAGGGAGAGGGCTCCAAGACGTCGAAAGACCCAGAACTTGCGATGATCAAGCGTGACACCAAAAAGTGGGAGTTGACTCTCAGGACGGCCACGAACAAGGCTCGAGGCATTCAGGAAAAGCCGACAGGCATTATAAAAGGGGCCAAAAAAAGCAGGACAGAATGGCTTGCCGACGCGGTAGAGGCTCGCGATCAATTGAGACGTCTTCGCGCGGAAGAGGTCAAGAGATATCAAGATCTCGGCCTGATGCCTCCTCCGACCGCACCGCCACCAGAGCCCGGCGGCGCCACGGGCGAAGGCGAGGGCGAAGGCGAAAAAGATCCTCTCGAGATTATGGCCGCGCAGTTCAGGGTAGATTTAGACAATCTGCCTCCCGAAATCGTGGAATTTGCCCAAGAAGAAAAGAAGAAGAATCCGAGCCTCGACACTAGGCAGGCTATGGCCCGTGCCATCCAGCGCATGAATATGGGGTCATCTCAGTGAACCTAGACGAGGCTATGGCTGAGATAGAGAAAGGATCTGCGCCTGAAAAAAAAGAGAAGAAGGGCATATCTCTAGACGAGGCTATGGCCAGAGTCGAAGGAGGGTCTGCACCCGAGAGTGAGGAGACGCCTTGGTACGCCTACGCCAGCGAGGCCCTCCGGGGCCCGGCGATGGTTTACGACAGCCTCGCGACAACCGCCCACGAAATCGTAGGTGAGGAGCGTGACAACGACCACGCTGCGTACGAAGCCGTTACGGCGCGGAAGTGGAAGAGCGACGAAGAGCTTGCTGAGATCGCAGAAAAAGGCGATAGGGCGAAGACAGATACGGCAATTCAAGAGCAAACAGATCCGTATACAGGAGCGGTTGTCGGCATAGGCAAGGCCGCGTCGGGTCTCGTCAAGACCTTTGGGATGGCCGCCAGTAGAATGGACAAGTACGGTGACGACGTCGCCGATGAGTTTGGGCGTCGATATTACGGCGAAGGTGAAGACTACGGTTTGGCCATGAGGAAAGGCCAGGAGCTTGCGACCAAGAACCTTGTCGAGGACGGGACAGAGTTCGCGAATATGATGGGCAAACTCCTACTCGAGAGCGGAGAGAAGTTCGTCGACCACCCAATCAAAGCGATGAACGATAACCCTTTCGAGTACGTCGCCAACCTGGCTCCCGCTGTCAGAGTCGCTCTGCCAGCAGCGGCAGGAGCCAAAGCCGCAGCTTTGGCGTCCAAAGGCAGTCGAATGCAGGCGGGGAAGATAGCTTCTGCGGGGGTTGCGGAGGCTCTTCGTCGCAACACCATAACCAAGGTCACCAAAAAGGTGATGAAGCGCTCCATCGAGCAGGCGCCGGAAGCGTTCAGGGCGGCTGCGTTGGCGCATGTTGAGGGGACGTCGTGGCTCGGCAAGCTCTCCGTCCCCCTTGCTGCAAAGGCAGCGAAGCTGAACGAGGCGGCCGCGAAAGCTGGGGACGCGGGCGTTACCGGCGCTCAATGGCTCGTGGACCGGAATGTCGGAGTGACCACTGCCGTGAGAACCAAGCTGGAGAAGTTCCGGCAGAAGCTCGACGCCGACATTTTTAGAGGAAAAAAGGAAGTCGAAGAAATATTTAAGGACTTCACCCCAGAACAGAAGATTGAATACGCGAGACACCTTGAGTCGCGCACCCTCGACGGCGCTGAGGACATACGAGCAGAGCTGATTAATGATGCGGCCGAGATTGAGCTGCTGATTGCTTCGGGGGTGCGGCCTGCGTCGAGGGCTGCGGCGGCGGGCTCAAAAGCTTCTAAGGTTTCGTCCCCGTCCAAAACTCCCGTCTCCGAAGCTATGGCCAAGGCCGTAGACGATCCGATTCCGAAAGGAACAAACTTCGACAGACCGCCGCGCCCGGTTAAGTCATCCGCAGGCGAACCGACAGGTTCCTACAGCGTCTCTCGGAAGGCCGAGCTTGCCTCAAGAAAAGTCGACCCCGCATTGTCCAAAGTCGACGAGCCGCTGCCGTCGAAGCAAGAAGGGCCATCTTCCACCCTCGCTACCGACGACACCATACCAGGAGCCCCGAGGCTGAAGTATGGAGAGGATGGTCCGAATATAAGCGCGTGGGATAAAAACGAACTTTATCTGAAGTCGAAGTTTACTGAAAAGGAACTGGGGGACGGGCCGCTCGCGATACTCGATGACGTTGACACGATGGGCACCAAGTCCAGCTTTCGCCCTCCTGCGAAAAAGGTAGACAAGGCCCACAAAGAAGAAACTCGCCGGCAAATGTCAGAGGAAGAAGCGCGCGAGTTCTTGGCTCGGGCCAAGGAAGAGCCAGCAGCGCTGGATGCCTTGCGCAGTGAATACTTCGGCAAGAATGACAACAAGGCGCAGCTTTTGGCTGCGTCGATGAGGAAGAAGATGGTCACCTTTGAGGTCGACGGACTTCCCATCGAGAGCCACAAAGCCATGTTCGTTCTTCACCCAAAAGCGAAGGACGTGAAAGTCGTCATCTCGCCTGATGCGCCCGAGTTCATCCAAAAAGCAGGGAAAGAGCTGGAGTACGGAAGAAAGCTGTTCCTCGACCTCGCCGACGAGATGCAGAACGTCAACCTCGGCAACGGTCAATCGCTGCTGAAGATGAGTACGTTTAGGCAGAATGCTCCCGACTACATTCCGGACGTTCGCTTGGGGAAGCTCAAAAAGAAGCACCGCAAAGCGGTCGAAAGAATAATGAGAAAGAAAGGTCTCATCTCCGGGGAGCTTGGCAAGGTGGCGGCCATGAGCGATGAGCAGGTGTTCCTCAGCTCAATGCTGCCGAAGGCGAAGGGCTTTGACCTGGGTATGGGGATGAGGGCAAGCCTGAGAAAACACGCGACCATCGAAGAGCGTATGCAAGCCGGAGCCCTGGAAATAGACAAGGCTATGCAGATCCGCCAGGCTGCCGTGAGAAGTGTCGCGGCGAAGTTCAAGCTGTATGAGGACATACTTCCTCACACTCTAGACGCCCCGGCGCCAGGCTACGTGTTGATAAAAAAGAAGAACATACCCGGATTCGATGTAGACGAGTTTGGTGCTCTCGGTGGCCGCTACATAAAACGCAACGACTGGGTTCGTCTCCGAGCCTTTCAGAAAACAAGCGATGTTTATGCCGCAGCCTTGCGTGAAAGTGTTCTTGGCTGGAAGTCGGCCAAGGTCATTCTCGGCCCAAGCTCTCACTTTATGCAGCTTGGAGACAACACGTTGGCGCACATCCTTGACAACGGGAGCCCGTCGGCCTTGCTGAAGGGGCATTTTGGAGTCGGCAGAGGGTCGGGCAAAAGCGGGGACAAGTTCTATAAAGCGATGCAAGAAGACGGCATAATTCAGCACGCAGACTTGAGAGAGGTCGGGAATACTGGCGGGCGTACGGCTTCTGAATTGGTCAAGGCTGGCGGTGGCTTCGATGGCGCCTGGGCTTCGAAGGTTTCAGGTTTTGCCCGCTGGCTCTATTCGGAGAATCGGCCGGCCAAGTTCGCCACGAAGCTTTGGCGTCACGGTGATGAGTCCTCAATGCACCAGTTCTACGAGAGAAGTATTCGGCGAAGCGCGAAACAATACAAAATCAGCGTGGACAAGGCGCTTACGGACCCGGAGCTGCGCCGCATCGCGCACGAGCATGTGCTCGAGCATCACTTTGACTACAGAGACACACCACTGTTGCTGGACAAGCTAGACACCTACGGCTTTCTTCCGTTCACCCGCTTTGCCTGGAAGAAGACAGGTCAAACGATCAACCGGTTTGCGAAGCAGCCGGTTAAAATGTCGCTGGCCATGAAGACTGAAGACGCGGGATATGACGTCGCCGACGAAGAAACAAAAAGGCGCATGAGGAACCAACCCCGGTATCGCGCAGCCGGCTCTGGTCCACTCACGGAGAACTACGATTACGACTTCCGTCGGTTTATGCCATCAGTTCCGTCGCAAACCCTCTCTCTAGAAAAAGGCAGCTCGTTTGGCAAGGACAAATACAGCGACGTCTGGACCTCAAAGCCTGGGCCTATTTCCGCCGTGCCGTTGATGATCATAGACTACGATTCTCATCTGCGCAGGCCGATAGTGTCACCGAATCAAGGTCGCGCGATGTGGTTACTCAAACAGTATTCTCCGGCGCTCGCCTATCATCTTTTGGACAAGGTGATTCCGGTGGCGCGTAGCCTGGACGACAAAGGTATGGGCAAGGACATCCGGGGCAACGAGATGAGCATTTGGGATGCGCTTAGTAAGGCCGCCTTCGGTGGTTTCGCGCGCAACGAGGTAGACAAGAATGAAGCGAAGGACGCGCAAGCCATGGAATCTGCAATCGCCGCGCTCAGTGCGCAGTTTCCACGCGTAGAAAAAGCACAAGGTGAGGACGCGGCAAGCAAGTGGATAGAGGAAGAGACCGCTCGCATCCTATTGCAATATACCGTAGGTCAGACGACGACGAGAGACTAGCGCCCGGCACCATAGTCGATGCGGGCAAGGGAGGCCTGAAGGCCCTCAAGCCGCTCTCCGTCCTCGATGAACACGAGCTTCTCCTCGACTCTTGTATTGAACAAGAGAGAGCCTGTCGCCAAGCCAGCGCCAAACGTCACGCACGCAACCATCGACAAAGCGAGCACTGCCATTCTGTTGCGGCTTTTCTGCAGTTCCAAAATCTGAGCTGTATGTGTATCCATTCGGAAAGCGTAGTCTCCGAGCGGATTCTCCGCCGTGATGCGCATCACTCTCCGGCGCCCATCTATTTTGTTGACATGCACAGGGTGCCATTTTATACAAAAAGCAGAAGCGATTCACGGAGGCTTGAATGTTGGCAGAAATCCAGGAAGAGACCTTGTATGTGCCCAGAAGCTGCGGAGCGTGCGGGGAGCCGTTCATCGGACGCTCCACAGAGCCTGAGAGGTGCTGTATCAGCGCGCAGGAAGAGCAAGCGGCTGGGCATGGAGTGGAGGTGCTGAGGAGCTTTGAGATGGCGTTTAGGGCGGTGGCGGCTGTCGCGGAGGCGAGAGAGTATGAGACGATGTACACGCGCTCAGCGATGGTGCTAGGGCAGTGTACGGCGACCTTGGAGAACTATGTTGAGGGCCAAGGCGGGTGCCCCATGTGCGGCAGTGGTCGGCTGCCGGGAGAATGCCTGTGCGACGGCAGCATGGCGCTCCTGAAGGCGGTGGGGCTGTGACCGAAACCATTGAAGCATTCAGCGGGTACTACCTGAAGACAAGCGAGGAGTTTCCCGAGGGCAAGAAATACGCTCGGGTGTCCGAGACCGTGAAGCCTGGGGGGCTTCCCGATCTCCCACACATTGTCGAAGCTGCGGAAATAGGCACAATTGCGCATAGTTTTTTTGCGTCATTCTGCTCGGATTCGTTCAAGCCGGACACCGTGCCAGAGGCGTACGCGCCAAGGGTTGCTTTGACGATTACGGCCTGGAAACAATGGAAAGAAGAGGTCGGGGACTTTTGGCCTATCTCTGTCGAACGCCGTATTCTGAGCGATAAGTTGCGCGTGGGCGGCACTATGGACTTATGTGCAGATTTCGGGGAAGGCTTTGAGGTTGTCGACTGGAAGACAGGCAACCCGCGAAGAGAGGACAAGATTAAGACTGGCGGTGCATATGCGCTGCTGGCAGAAGAAGCGCTTGGAGTCAAGGTGAAACGGGCGCGAGTGGTGTACCTCAGCAAGAAAGGTGAGGGGCACAAAGAAGTAATCCTTGACGATCTGTCAGAATGGCGGGAGGAGTATTTGAAGATCCTCCTGCACTATCACCTGAACCACGGAGCAATCAAATGAAGAACGAGAGTTTTATCGATCTGTACGGCAAGGACGTCTCAGACAAGATCAAGAAGAAGGGGAAGTATTCGTACCTCTCTTGGGTATACGCCTGGATTGAGCTGAAAAAGAAGTGGCCAGGCGCCTGCCCTGTGCGTCCAGAGTACAGTGATATTAACGGAACGGCGATGGTCACGACGGGTTTCGAGGTGGATGGTGACGAATACCTGTGGACGCACGCAGTGCGCAACCACTCGATGAAGGCTGTGCAAAACCCAACCTCGGCGGACTTTGAAGTGTCGGCGCAGCGCTGCCTAACAAAGGCAATCGCGGTGCATACCGGGATCGGCCTGTCTCTGTACGCGGGCGAGGACATCCCAAGAGACATCAGCGACAAGCCCAAGGCCGAGCAGAAGCAGATGAAGGTGGCGACTGTGATGCCTCTGATGTCCAAGCTGAAGGACTTTTCGACGGTCGGCGAAGTACGTGCATTCTACGCGGAAAACGAGCCAACGCTCGACGCTGCTGCAGTGGAGACGTTCATGCAGGCATGCAAGGCGCGGGCTGAAGAGTTGGGCAAGGCTGTATGAAGATCGACGTGCGAGATATACGGCAGCGATGCGGGATGAGCGTGAAGACGTTTGCTGAAGCCATAGGCGCCGGTCCTCGCACAGTGGCACGCTGGGAAGAGGGTGGGCACATTACGCCCGTCTTCGCCCAGCGGCTTATCGAGGTGTTTCTTGGCGGCGACAGCATGCCAATCATGCGGAGGATGACGGAGCTGGACAAGCGCCTGACCATCCTCGAGGCGTGGAGATTGAAGGTGGAAGATGAAGATACAAGACCATAAACAATCGTCACAAGTGCCGCAGTCGCCGGCCAAAAACCTTCTTGAAGAGGTGGAAGATGACGCGGAATGATTTGAAGCTTCTTGCTGAAAACGAACGGCTCTGGGGCTTGGTCGAGGATGCTTACGCAAGCATGAGCTGGTCATCAAGTTGGCTAGGCTACTACCAAAGGCTGGTCAAAGGTGGGCCGGCAGGAAAAGGGGTGCTGAAAAGTTTGCGTGCTCGCTGCCGGAACGACGAGGCGATGACCTCGGCCGAAGTAGCAAAAGTTCTAGGAGTCTCTACGCGCTCCTTGAATACGTGGCGGAAAAAAGACGACGGCATCCCGTATTTCCGACTTCCTTCGGGCCATCCACGGTATCGTCCTGAAGACGTGATGAACTTTTACATGGGGCAAAAATGACTGAGATCAAACTGTCAATGAAGCGAGCACGAGAACTGATAGACGACCTCTATTGCGAGGCGACGGAAAGCGACTGGAAGTGTCTTGGTGTGCTCACGGAGATCCTAGAGCAACTTGAACCCCCTGTGGCATCCCCAGGGCCGTGGACGCTGAGAGACGATTTGCGGCTTATGGATACCGACGATGTAACCGTCTGTGTTATGTGCGATCGGGGGCGAGATACCGCAGAAAACGCGAAAATCCTTAAGCGGGCTTGGGGTCTCCATCGATGGGCCGTAAGCTATCTCGCGAAATACGAAGGATATCCGAGGAATGCGGTGCTGCGACTCGGGGACCTTCGGGATGTAATGGGTGAGTGAATACGGACCACTCTTCGACCTCGGTCTGCATCCAGGGCCGATCGCGCTCTGGGTGTACAGATCGACAGGCGTCGAGGAGACGCGCGAAGAGGCAGCGGAGAGATTCAAGGTGAGCGTGTCCACGGTGCGTCGTTGGGAGCGAGACTTGTTTTCAGCAGGGATGATGAGCGACGACGGAGAGCTGATCAAAGAGGGTATTCCCGTGCGGCACAAGGACGGCAAGCGAGCGCGGTGCACGGCCTGCGGCGTGTTGAATCCTGCGGGGGCATGGTGTCCCCGCTGCAAGCAGAGATTCCGCTCGGACCGCTCATGGCACAATGAAGCCATAGCTGTGGCTAGGTTGCACTTGGAGACGCACGGATCTGTGAAGCCAAGTTCAGTAGCAGCGGCGGTGCAAAAACCTCTGCGAGATTTCACAACAGGAAATAACGCTCAACCAGTAGCCGGAGTTCT